CCCGCAACCCCACCCGGCCCGCACCGCGGCCTACGAGCAGCAGACCACCGACACCACCGCACCGATCGGAGCCACCACATGACCACGCTCACGCCCTCAGAAGGCAAGTGCGCCCGCTGCAAGCAGCCCCGCCCCCTCTTCCCCTACAAGCCCGAACACGACTGCATCGACACCCTCGGCCGCGTCGACCTCATCGAAGCCGCCCAACTCATCGCCGAGATCGACGACCAAGGCGACCGCTGGTGCCTCGCCCGCATCGACCGCCGCCCGCTCCGCCTCTGCGTGCCCTGCCACGACAAAGAGCACCGCGACGAGCTCGCCCACATCGACCAGCACGACCTCTGACCGCCGTCTCGTCCCGTCAACACCCACACCGGAGCCAACCCATGAGCACAGCCCCGCTCAACCGAGTCCAGCTCGACGAGATCGCCACCCGCGCCGCCCACCTCTACGAGTACGTCGAGCAGCCGCAGGAAGCCGACATCCTGGCCGGGACCGACGTGCCCGCCCTGCTCGCCGAGATCCAGCGCCTCACGGACCGCGTCGCCGAGTTGGAGACCTACGCCCACGGCTGCGACGGGGAAGGCTGCGTGATCCCGCACTCCTCGTGGTGCGAGGTCGCGCAGAAGACCGCCGCAGAGAACGACGGCTGCACCTGCCCGCAGCCCTGGAAGGGACACCCGCAGCCCCACGCCGGGTACTGCTGGCTCGTCTCCCCGCCCCGCAACGAGATCGAGGAGATGCGCCGCGCCCTCGCCAAGCGCAGCGAGGCGGCCGTTCGATGAGCCCGACCCGCATCCAGCGCCGCCGCACCAAGGGATGGCGCAAGCCCGACAACTGCGTGATCGTCACCCGCCCCTCCCGCTTCGGAAACCCCTTCACCCTCGCTGGGGCCATGGAATGGCTCGGCGCCGAGACCCCGGAACAGGCGCGCGAAGCCTGCCACATGGCGTTCCGGTCCTGGGTGCGCGGTTCCGATCAGTGGTGGATGGGCCCCGAGGCAGCCGCCACCCGCAAGCGCCTCCTCGACGCGCTGCCCGAGCTGCGCGGCAAAGACCTCGCCTGCTACTGCCCGCTGCCCGAGCCCGGCCAGCCGGACCACTGCCACGCCGCCGTGCTGCTCGAACTCGCCAACCAGGAGACCCCGCGGTGAGCCCGCTCGACCGGCTGCTCCTGGAGCTCGTCCCCACCCGGCCCGCACCCGCCACCCCCGGCGGTATCTGGTCGGAGGCGCAGCAGGACGAGCACTGGGCCCTGCTGTGCGAATCCGTCGGCACCCCCGGCGCACCACGGCCCCCGCGCCCCGACGAGCAGCAGACCGCCGCCTGACCACCCACACGAGGAGACACCGTGAGCACGACACCCGAGCACAAGTCCGAGCCCTGGTACTGGGAGGCGGGCAGCGACGAGTGCCCCCACGGGCCCGAGCCCGACGACATCGCCGATCCGGCCGGTTGGGACGAGTACCACGACCGTCACCCCGGCAGCCCGCAGGACGTCCGCATCTGCCTCGACGCGCCGATGGGTGACCACTGCCCGGCCTGCTTCGAGGAGTCCGGCGGCGACCCGATTCCGTGGGCCGACTGCCCGGAGAACCCCGCCGCCACCCCTGCCCCGTGACCGCAGACGGCCCGGGCTGTCGATAGCAGCCCGGGCCTGGCACCCACCGTACCCACACCCGGAGGAACACCGTGACCAAGCACCTGCCACCCGGAACTCCCGTTGCCTACTACCCCGGCGACGGACATCTGCCCGAAGCCCACTGGCACGGGATCGTCCTGCACCACCACGACAACGGTGTTGGCGGCTTGCTCGGCCTCACCGACATCGAGTGCACCGACCCGCATCGGTTCCTCAATCAGCGGCCCGGTCACGTCACCACCGTCGAGACGAAGAAGCTCCGGCGGACCGAGACCCCGCAGCCGGAGCAGCCTTCGCTGTTCGACCCCGTCGCCTGACCACCCCACCGGCCGGCCGTCTCGCGCGGCCAGCCCCACCCCTGGAGGACCAGTGACCGACCAGACCGCCGAAGGCTTCATCCCGCCCGCCGCTCAGGGCCTGCCCGCCGGAACGCTGGAGGCTGCCGAGATCGGCGCCAACCGGCTCGACGCATGGGCCCGAACCCCGCAGGGCCGGAACTTCCTCGCCCACGCCCTGGTGCAGCTGGCCCGCACCGGCTGGCTGCGGCAGGAGCCGGGTGACGGCTTCGAGCCTATGGCCGACCGGCCGCCTGCCGAGCCCGCCGCCGACCGGGCCGCTCCCGCCGTGTGGGTCGACGGGCATCCGCAGTTGGAGGCCATCGCTGCCGCGGTGTGGGAGCAGTGCGGGCGCAGCGACAGCGGTATGTGCGTCGAGGACGACCCGCGGAACATCGCCGTTGCCGCGCTCGCCGCCGTGCTGCCCGCGCCCACCGACCGGGCCGCCGTGCTGCGGGAAGCCGCCGACGCCCTCGACAACTCGGAGCGCCTGCGCGACCTCACCGACGACCACATGCTCGACATCAACGCCGCCGCGGACGAGCTGCGCCGCATGGCCGACGAGGCGCAGCAGGACGGGGAGGCGCCCGGGGAGACCCTCGACCTCACCGACGGTCCCGTCCGCTGCCCCCTCTGCCCCCACCCCGTCACCCTCCACACCCCGAACGGAGCGCGCGCCCACTTCACCACCGTCCACCCCGAGCAGCGCACCACCGGCCGAGGCCCCGGCCCGTGGCCACTGCTGGTGACCAACGAAGACGAGGCGCAGCAGGGCGGCCCGCAGTCGTGATCGCCGACGCCGTCGACACCGCGTCCACCGTCATCGCCGCCGCCGTCATGTGGGTGGCGGTGGCGGGTGGGCTCACGGCCGGGCTCGTCCTGGCCCTGTGCGTGGCGCTCAGCGCCCGTCTCCGGGCCTCACGCGCCTCGCAGGCCCCACGAGTCCATCCCGCGCCCCAACGGCCGTCAGCCGCCCGCACAGCCCCGTGGGCCCACAGCCAGCCACTCACCTACGAGGAGACGGCGTGAACCTCGCCCGAGCCGTCGGCGCCCTCTGCCCCCTGGCCTTCCTCGCCGCCGCCATCCTGCTCCCCGTACTCCTCCGGAGGAACCGATGACCAACCAACTCCCGCGCCGCTTCCACCTCCAACGCGACCGCGACATCAGCGGCGTCTCCGGCACCGGACGCGTCGCAAACGGCGTCCTCTGGCCCGACGGCACCGCAACCGTCCGCTGGATAGGCGACCGCCCCTCCACCGTCCACTGGGACCGCGTCACCGACGCCGAAGCCGTCCACGGCCACGGCGGCGCCACCCGCATCATCTGGGACGACCCCGCCGAACACCGCGGCAACGGCGCCAACGCCGAGGACTGCCCCGCCTGCACGGGCACCAACCCGCCCTACCCGTTCACCTGCCCCGGAGGCGCGTCGTGATCCCCGCCTCCGACCTGGTCGCCTACCTCACGATCACCGCCGTCCTCGCCCTCGCCACCGGCTGGGCCGTCGGCTACCGAACCCGGCCCGAGCCCCGCCGCACCTGGGCGTGCGCCCGCTGCGACGACGCCGCCCTCCGCGCCGAAGCCGCCCGCTTCAACGCCGTCATCGCCGGCCTCGACCTCGACCTGCCCGACCAGGAGCAGCAGTGACCGACCGCAAGACGCTCGACCAGATGACCAGCGACGACCTCGACGCCCTGTACGGACGGCTGGACAAGGCCGAGCAGGAGACCACGGCCACAGCCGCCGCTGCCGCCCACCTCACCAGCCTCGTCCTGGACCGGGCCGAACGCGCCGAAGCCGCCATCGCCCGGGCCCGCGCCCTGCACCACGACTGGGAAGCGGACCCCGGGCACTGCGCCCACTGCCAGGACGGCATGGGAACCCCGCTGCCCTGGCCCTGCCCCACGCTGCGTGCCCTCGACGGGCCCGCGCCCGGCCCGGCAGCGACCCAAGCGACCGAGGAGCAGCCGTGAACCGCGACCCCGATGCCCTGCGCACCGTGTGGTTGTTCGGCAAGCCCTACTGGTGGGACCGCGTCGACGGCCGCCTCACCCTCCAACCCGCCCGCTGGATCACCGAGGAGTAGCCGTGAGCAGCGTTGCCCCGTGCAGCAGCAAGGGCCGCCCCGGAGGTGTGCGCGTCGTCAAGGGCGGCCAGTACGAATGCACCCGCTGCGGAACCCGATGGCCCATGCGCGAAGACAGCCGACACTCGTCCTGACTGTGGCACCATGAAGCCACTGCCCGGCGCCAACCGGGCGGGAGACATCTCGCGGCCTGAGTGCTCCCACGCCCCGCTCACCACCCCGAGCGGGGCGTTCGCGCGTCCGGACAGCACGAGGCCCGCCGTCCCGCACCCCTGCGGACTGGCGGGCCGAGCGCCTCCAAGGGCACTCCCCAACGGGGAGACCACGACCGTACGCCCACACCCCGCCGGAACGGAAGACCCCGTCCCCGAACAGCGCGAGGCCCGCCGACAGGTACCCCTACCGCCGACGGGCCACGCTCTCCCAAGTGACCGCCGACGCTACGCCCAGCTCGTCAGTGAGTCCAGACGTCCGGCCCACCACCTCGCCACTCGATCAGCTGGGCCCGCCGGACGTACGCCTCGTCGACCTCGTCCAGGCCGGCGCGCCGCAGGAACTCCACCACGTCCTTCAGGTCGAGGGCACGGCCGAGGATCTCATTGCCGGAGCGGACACGCCGGCCGCCCTGCTCATCAGGCGGGAACACGATCACCGTACGCATGCGGCCAGCCTGCCGCAGGGGTGTGACAGCGGCATCCCGGGAGCGGCTTGACGGGCGTGCGACGCTGATGCTGCCGTGCGGCCGTCCTGCTCTGCCGACCGCCCGGCGTCTGCTCACCTACGGGATGGGGCGGAGGACAGCACAACGCCCCCGGACCGGGTCACGACGGCCGGGGGCGCAGCTGTGCGGCGGCGGGTTACCCATCCTCGCCCTGCGGGCGCGGCACGCTGACCCACACCCGCCCGTTCCCGTAGGCGTCACAACCTTGCGGGTACAGCCAGTAGCCGCCCTGCTGCTGCTCATACGGCCTCAGCTGATCCCATGAGATCAGGCGGCCCTCGGGAAGCGCATTGGCCATGGTCACCCCTCCGACGTAGGCGTCTTGCGGGCGAGGCGGCGCACCAGCTCGGCGGCGTCGTGCCACACCTGCGCCTGCTCCTCCAGATCCCGCCGCATCTCCGCCTCGGCTTCCGCCGACAGCTCCTGCGCCTTTGCGCGCAGAGCCTCAACAGCCTCGTTGAGCGAGGCGGTACGGAACGCGTTGATCTTTCCCGACGCCTTCTCCGAGTTGTCCGGCGAGTGCTCCTTGCCCTGCATGGCGAAGGCGTACAGGTCGCTGCGGGCATCGATGGTGGTGGTCACGGGCTCTCCTTGTGGCTGTGGTGGGGCGAGGTCTGTCCGCTTGCCCTGCTTCGGCGGGTTCGCCTCGAACCAGGCGGCCACCTCGTCAGCGCGGTAACGGATCCTCGTGGAGCCCTCCGCCGGGACCGGCTGAGGGAAGGTCGCGCTGCGCCGGTACGTGTGAACCGACGATCGGCTGACCCCGTGCTCCTCCGCGATCTGCCCGATGGTGATCAAGCGCGGACTCCCCTCGGGTTCAGGGCTCTTGGGCACGGCTACATCCTCCCCGAACTTCTGGACATTGTCCAGAAGTTCTGCCACTGTGGAACAGCACCAACAGAACGGCCCCAGCTGAGGGTGAGAGCTCGGCTGGGGCCAGTCATCCGCCTGCCTTGAACAGGAGAAATGACCGTGGCGAAGCCTACCCAGCCGCAACAACCCGCGCACGACTCCCGCACCTGCAACCTGTGCGGCAGCCTCCGGCACCCCGCCCTCGCCGCCGAGGGCCGCGCGCTCGCCGAGCACCTCGCCGAGCACCCCTTCCCGCAGCAGGGAGGCGCCCGATGATCGGCGGAAGCGACATTGCGCGCCTCGCCGAGATGGAGCGCCGCGCCGAGATGGAGCGCCGCGCCCAGCAGCAAGCCGAAGCCACGGCGTGGCCGGAGGGCGTAGTCGCCCGCTACCTCACCGCCGGCGGCGCCACCGTCGACCTGACCCGGAGTAACGACCCCGAGGCCGACGGCGCCAGTCAGTGGGACGTGACCCGGTCGACCTGCACTGGCTGTGGGGTCACCGACGCCGAGGCCTGGAACACCCGTCCGTACACCCAGCTCATCACCATCACGCAAGCCGAGAAGATCGCCACGGCCGAGGCCCGCAAGTGGGCCCAACGCCACGCCGAGAAGTGCCGCGCCATGCCGAAGCCGGAGGCGCAGCGATGAGCGAGCAGCCGAACCCCGTACAGGCCTACGCCGAAGCCGCCCAGAACTGCCGTGACATCGCCACCGAAGTCGGCATCCGCAACTGCGACAACGACCTCAACTGGCGCGCCGCCGAACTCGTCGCGAACACCCGCTTCGACGAAGCCGTCGCCGCCGGACACAGCCACGACGAGGTGCTGAAGGCGGGGCGGAAGGCATGAGCGAGCAGCAGCGGGACCTCACCCCGCGCCGGAACCGGATCGTCGCCAAACCCGCCACCCCGCAAAGGTGTGCCGAGGACTACGCCCAAGCCGCCGAAGTCCGCCGCGTCATGGACCAGCAGCAGCGAGGGGAGCGCCGCTGATGGGCTGGTTCTCCCGCAGCGAGCCGAGCAGCAGCCGTCAGTACCCGGCCGCCGGCGTGTCCGTCACCGGATCCGCGAGCCGCTTCCGCCGCCACAAGACCCGCGGGGCCCGGGAGGCCGGAGCCGCCGCCGAAGCGTGGGAGCAACAAGACCGCGCCCGCGACAAGCGCGGCGGCTGGCGCCGCACCACCTGGTAACCACCCCCGATCGCCGTCCCCGCGCGCTTCCGTTCCCCCACGGCCGCGCGGGGGCGGCCCCACCCGAGACGAGACCCACGCATGAGACTCCGCCACATCCTCCCGGCCATCGCCACCGCCGCGCTCGCGCTCACCGCCTGCAGCAGCCCCGAGCAGCCGGACCCCGTCGAGACCGTCACCGTGACGCCCGAGCCCACCGTCACCCCCGACGACCTCGCCGACCACACCCGGCAAACTTTCCAACTCACCTGGGCCGGCGTCACCGAAACCGAGCGCGACACCTACTGCACCAGCCTCACCCTCCTCGGCCCCGAACAAGCCGCCAACAAGATGGCGGCCGGCGGCGGCTACGACTACAGCCTCGACTGGCCGCTCATGACGGAGCTGCTGCAAGCCGAGTGCGCGACGCGGTGAACGGCATCTTCCGCGCGCCGCTCGCGCGGTGGGGGTTCACGGTCCTCGCGGCCGTGGCCCTCCTCACCGCCCAGCCCGGCCCGTTCCTCGTCACGACCGCACTCGCGGCCTACGCCTGGCGCTGCAAGCCCCGCCGCCGCAGCCGCCGCTGAACCGCTCCCGGAGGAGCACCGTGAACACGACGCGCGCCACCGGCCGCAGACTCTCCCAGCCCATCCGCGCAGCCTGGGCCCTCGTCCTCGGCATGCTCCTCGCAGCCGCAGCCTGGTCCCTCTCCGGGCAGCTCATGGACTGGGGCATGGACGAGTTGCTCGCCTGGCCCCTGTCGATCATGTTCGACGCGGCCGGACTCATCTGCGCCACCTACGCCCGCCGCGCCGTCGAACGCGGAACCCCCGCCGGCCTCGCCCGCGCAGCGCTCCTCGTCTTCGTGTCCGTCGCCGGACTCCTCAACTGGAACCACGGCCACGACATCGGCGGCATGCCCGCAGCAGCCGGCTTCGCCTCCCTGTCGGCCGGAGTGGAGCTCCTCTTCGAACTCCACCGGCGTGACGTACGGGACGAGCAGCGTGCCGCCCGCGGTCTCGTCGCCGAACGCCTCCCGCATATCCCTGCGCTCGGCTGGGTCATGTACCCGGGCCGCTCCTGGCAGACGCTGCGCGCCGCGGTCGGTGTCCGCCTCGACCTCCTCGACCCCGTCCAGACCGGACACCAGCTCGCCGCCCCGGACACGGACACGCGTCCGGACAACCGGCACGACGCGACTGTCCGGGCCGCTGTCCTCGCGGCCGGGAAGACGATGCCGGACGCGTCCGCCGAGGACATCGTCGACCAGCTGTCCGCCGCCGGGATCGACACGGACACGGACACCGTCCGGACAGTCCTCGACCAGGACACGGACAACCGTCCGGACACGACGGACAGCAGGTCAACGCGCCGCCCCGTCCGCCCGGTCCGTCCGATCGCCCCGCCCGGACAGACCGTCGCGGACACCATCCGGACAGCCCTCGCGTCCGGCATCACGGACAAGGACGCCGTCCTGTCCTACGTCCGCAAGATCCACGGACAGGACGTGTCCGCCGACACCGTCCGCCGGACACGCACCCGCATCGAAGGGAAGGCGTCATGAGCGACACCCGACCGGGCGCGGACGAGCTGCGCCTGCGCGCCATCCTGAAGACCCGCGGTGTCGGCCCCGACGCCGCCCCGCCGCGCGCACCACGCCAGCTCCCGCCCGTGCCGCAGCAGCGGCCAAGGGACTGGCTCGACGACATCCTCGACAGCCCGCCCGCCACCACGCCCCAGCCGGAAGGGCCGGCCAGCCCGCCACGGCCAGGCCCGCAGCCCACCAACGTCGAGAAGACGGCGCCCAAGCTGAAGGGGAGGGGCGGCAAGGGCAAGGCGAAGAGGCCCCGGGAGTCGGGCCCGCAGTACGCGCCGCTCACCCCTCCCGGCCCCCGGCAGTCCCTCCTCGACGCGTACGACCGCATCCCGCCCCGCGTGAAGTGGCTGGCCTACCACGCATCGGCCGCCTACCTGGGCTGGACCACCGGGCTCGTCGACTGGGCCACCTACGTCACCGGCTGGATCGCCGACACCGGGCCCGTCGGCCCGCAGGCCGTGTTCTGGTACGCGACCGCCGGCGCCACCGCCCTGGTGTACCGGCGAACCCGGGGCTGGTGGTGGCCGGTCGCCTGGCTCGCCGCAGTCCCCGCCACCTCCACCGTCGTTGGCGTGCTCCTCTACGGCACGCCCCACCCGTAAGGACTTGTGACCAGCATGTTTGGCGACCTCGGCACCGTCGGCCTCGCTGCCGCCCTCACCTGCCTGATGATCTTCGGAATCCCCGGCAACGGAAAACTCAAGCCACTGGGCTGGTGGACCACCGTCTTCGTCGCCATGCTCGCCGCCAGCGCATACAAGGCCGCAGGCGGCATGTTCAAGGTCGTCCCCGACGCGGCAGGCACCGTCATCGGCTTCATCAACGGCTTCGTCAAGGGCATGACCATGCCCGCCCTCGCCCTCTGCTTCCTGATCTTCCTGCTGTTCGCGAGGCTCAACACCAAGCAAGTCGCCATCGTCGCCCTGCTGTTCTTCTACGTCACCGCCGACGCGGGAGGCACCTGGATCAACATCAGCGACGCCATCGAGAACGCCCGAGCGAGCCTCCAGTGACGTACTTCAACCTGCGGAAACAGCAGCCGGAGGACGAGCCGGACGAGGCCGTCGAGGAGGAGCCGGGCGAGGAGGACGCCACCGACGAAGCAGCGGCCCCTGCCGGACTCGCCAGCGCGCTCTGGGCGGGCATCAGCGGCCCCGGCAGGTGGCTGACCGCCCGCGGCTGGCCCGGCGCAGCATGGGCGCTGTACGCCGGCTCGGCGTGGGCGCCCGGCTTCTACGGCGGCTGGGTCGCCATCGGCGTGGCCGCCGGGTGGCTGGCCGCGGTCCTCGCGTTCATGCCACGCAGCATCAAGGACCGGGCCACGGCACGCGTCGAGGGCTGGACAAAGCCCCGCACCACAGCCCCCGACGAGCCCCCGCCGGCCGCCGAGGGGAGCGCCCTGGCCGACCCCCACACGGTGCTCGTGCGCTGGCTCGACGACCTCACCCGCGGCCGCTCCGGCATCCACCTCGACGAGCTGCACCAGGCCCTCACCCAGCACCCCCAGTTGGCCGCCCTGAAGCGGCCGGAGATGAGGGCCTGGCTGGACCGCCACCACATCACCGTTGATCGCACCCTCCGGGTGGGTGCTGTGGCGGGCCGCTCGGGGGTGTCCCGGGCCACCGTCGACGCCCTCCTCAAGGCCCTTCCCCCGCTCCCGGAGAGCAGCGGCGTGGATCTGCTAGTCCACGCTGCTGACCAGCAGGTTTCTCCGGTGGAGAGTGGCGTGGAGAGGGGTGGAGAGCTTGCCGTTTGAGTACTGGTGCGCCGCCTGCCAGGCCGTCTCCCCGAAGAGACGCGACCGCCGTACGGACGCCGAGGGCGACCTCGACACGCACCGCCGAACCACGCACGGAGGGCTCGCGCCGGCCGCAGGGGACGGCGTCCGCCACGTCCACGACGAAGCCCGCGGCGACGGTTGTCTGCCCGCGGGCTCGTTCTGGGCGGCGCTGTTCTTCCTCGCCCTGCTGCTGTCGAACTGCTGGGGCCGCTGATCCGAGTTGACAGCGCTGCGAGACTGAGAACGCGACAGGCACCGCGCACCAGGCCCCACCGTCATCCCCCCCCCAGGACGGTGGGGTCTTCGCGTGCCCTACTCGGCGGCCGGCTGCGGCGTGCGGGAGGCAGGTGCCGGGACGGCGCGTGCGAGCCATCGGCCGTCCGTCATGTACCTCGGCATCATGATCGGTACGAAGCCCGCATCGACGAGCTGGGCCAGTCCTTCGACGCACTCGTCTTCGCTGTCCGCCTGCACACTCGCCCTGATCGCCATGCCCGCAGTGTGCCGTTACCGCAACAGGTGGGGCTACCGGTTCGAGTGGATTCGGGTCACAGATCAGGAACAGCGCCTTCACGATCCCTTCACGCGGGCGCATCATTCACCCCACACAGCACATCACCTGGGGGGACCATGAGCACACCGCCGCAGCCTGACTTCCCGCCGCCGCTCCCGCCCGAGCCGCCGAAGCCCGCGAAGTCCCGCACCAACCTGGCCATCATCGGGTCGGCCGTCGCCGTCATCGCCGCGATCGTCGCCACCAGCGTCGTGGTCGTCAACTCTCGCGACGACGACAGCCCGGCCGCCGCGTCGATTACGCCGGCCGACAGCACGGTCACGGCCGCCGCCGAGGAGCCCGAGCCCGAACCGACCGCCACCGAGCCGAAAGTCATGGGGCTGACCGACGGGGTGGCCTATGAGGACGGCGTCGAGGTCACCTTGTCCGGCTACAAGCGCGGCACGTCGTCGGAGTACGCCGCGCCGGCGAGTACGGAGTACGTTGCGTTCACGGTGAAGATCGACAACAAGTCGGAGGCTGTCGTCGACGTCGGCACTGGGTTCGTCATGTGCTATTACGGCGACGCGAGCAGCCAGTCAGAGCAGATCTTCGACTCGGACCGCAACCTGGACAGCCTGCCGACGATGCGGCTTCGGCCGGGCCGGAAGGCGACCGCGACGGTGGCGTGCGAGATGCCGAAGAAGGAGTCGTATTTGCAGGTGGAGTTGTCGCCGTCGATGGAGTCTCAGACGGCGATCTTCGCGGGTGAGGTGAAGTGACGTCACCCGTTCGGGTGTAGTGACAGGCGCGGCGGGTGGGGCGTAGCGTCGCAGGTGCGGCAGTCGTGCGGCCTGGTTTCGCAGACCGGGCGAGGAGCGCATAGCTGCGACCCTGCCTCCCCCGCACGGCTGCCGCACCGTACTGCGAGGCCCCGCACCGGAGCTCCGGGCGGGGCCCTCGTCATGCGGTTGGTGTACCGCTGTCGTCTGGGTCGGGCGGGTAGTCGACGCAGTCCTTGGTGTGGGAGATCTCGACCGGGTCCCCGTCGAGGCTGGCGACGATCACCCGTACGTCCCGTGTCTCGGGGGTGGCGTGGCAGACGGGGCAGTCGATGACGCGGCGCTCGCTCATGCGGTGGGCTCCTCGCCCGGGCGCACCGGGGCCTTCCAGCCCACGTGGTAGCCGCCGTATCGGTCGGCCAGTGCACGCAGGACGACGGGGTCGTTCTGGTGCTTGTCGATCGCGGCGAGCCGGGCCCGCGCGTCATCGGCCACGCGAAGCGCCCCCATCGTGCGGGCGACTTCGAGATCCCGGGTGGCGTGCGCCTTGAGGAAGGCGATCAGGCCAACGCTCATCCGGTCTTCTCCTCGCTGCTCGCCGGGCGCTCCGGCTTGCGCAGCCGGTCAGCGCGGTCCTTGTAACGTGCGTCCGGCTCGATTCCGGCATCTCGCGCCATCTTCCGCACGTGAGCCGCAGTCCAGCCCGACGCCTTGGTGACGTCGGTGGGCCGGTGTTCGCCGTCCCGTAGGGCATCGAGGACGAGTTCCTTCAACGCGTCGCTGGACTGCTTGAGGCGGTCGGCGTCTCGCTGGCGGCGTGCGCCAGCCGCTGCGATCTCGTCGAGTGTGGGTCCCTGGGTCGTCATGAGGACACGGTACCGCAACAGGGTTGCGATGCCATCCCCTCTGGCGTACAGTCTGAGTCACGGCAAGCGATAGCAGGTATCGCTACCAATGAACCAGGGGGATCAGTCGAGATGGACGCCAAGACCCGCACGCGCCGCAACGGCCTCCGTGCCGCCACCACCACCGCCAAGGGCCTCGGCTACCGCACCCTCTCCGGCGTCATCGCCGCCCACGTCGACGCGGGCCGGCTCATCCGCACCGGCGACTTCCTCGACCGCGTCGGCGGCGGCGACCTCAAGGACGGACAGAAGTCCTGGTTCGGCCGGCACGTCGCCAAGGCCTACCGCGCGCAGCACGGCGGCGACAGCGTCCGCGTCTGGTCCCAGCACCGCACCACCGGCAAGTGGATCCACGTCCTCGTCTACGGCCCCATCGACGAAGCCCTGTACGCCGGCCTCCGCTCCTACAAGGGCACCCGCCACCTCCTCGCCTCCAGCTACACGGAGGCCGCCTAGACCAACTCCATGGCGCAGCAGACGACCCAGACCGCCAGCCAGACCCACCAGGAGCAGTCCATGCACGTCGAACTCGAAACGGTCCTGCGGGACTGGACCCCCGTTGCGGTAGTCCTTCCGGGTGGGACCAGCCGCACCGCGCAGGCCACAGACCTTCGCCGTCTGCTGGAGAAGGTCGCGGTGGACGACAGCGGATGCTGGCGCTGGACCGGCTTCATCAGCCACAAGGGCTACGGACGCTTCAGCTTCGGCATGCGTTCCGGTCACGCCCACCGCTTCGCGTATGCGGCGCTCGTTGGCCCCATTGGCGACGACCGAGAGATCGATCACCTGTGCCGCAACCGGGCTTGCGTGAACCCGGCTCACCTCGAAGCGGTCACGCATGAGGAGAACCTCAAGCGCAGGCACTCCGACGGCCTGCCCACCCACTGTCAGGAAGGACACGAGTACACGCCTGAGAACACCTACCGCCGCCCCAACGGCGCGCGGCTCTGCCGGATCTGCAAGAGGGCAGAGAAGGCGCGCTATCGCGCCCGTGCCGCGTCGCGGAAGGCCGAGTGACGCGCCCCGCTCACGGTCTCGCCACCGTCACCGTGCTGTACCCGGTCGACCTGCCCATCGCCGCCCGCGTCCAGCTCCTCGCCGACGCACTCGCCGCCTGAGGAGAACCCCATGACCCAGATCGTCGGTATCCGCGACGGCCACCGCGTCACCACCACCGTCACCGGCCCAGCCGGCTCGGTGACCATCGACCGACAGCACCACCCCGACTGCCCCTGCCGCACCACCAACCCGGGCCCAGCCCAGAGGAGCACCATGGAGACCGCCCGCATCGACGACCTGCCCGCCGCCGAGCAAGCGACCACTGAGCCGGCCGTCTGGCCGGTGTTCACCCTCCAGCGCTGGGACTGGGAGGCCAGGTCGTGGGAGCTCCATGGCGAGTACGAGTCGGAGCGCGGCGAGGGCAACGCGTACTTCGCGGTGTCCAGCGAGCGCGCGTCCAGCACGGGCCCGATCCGGCTGCTCAAGGACGGCGCGGTCGTCCTCGCGGACGACCCGGCCACCTACTACGACGCCTGACCGCCCGGGGTCCGCCGACTGGCGGGCCCCGCCGTTTGACCCCCGCCATACGCTCAACCCACCGCCACCGAAAGGAACCCGCCGTGGCCAACCCCGAGTTCGAACGCGAAGTCCCCTACATCGGCGGCCCCTGGGACAGCCAGACCCGGTGGGAGCCGAAAGCCTTCTGGCCGCCCGCCAACCAGATGCCGAGCGAAGGGCGCGGGTTCACCGGAGCGTGGCCGGACGCATGGCCTGCCGATGAGCCCCGGTACATGCCGGAGATCGTGGACGGCCCGAACGGCTGCTCGGTGCGCATGGTGTGGGCCGCGCCCAACGACCCCCACGCGCCCCGTCTGATCGAGCGACCGCCGTCCCTCAAGGACTACGGGGACTGCGACTGATCCACCCCATACACCTCGAAGGCCCGTCTCAACCCCACGCCCTGGGGGAGACGGGCCTCCGTCATGCGCGCCGCCGTCAGAGCCGCCACCCCGGTTGCACGCATCGTTACCATCAAAGCACGCCAACCAGTAACCACACCAGCAAGGGGGGAACGCCGTGGCCACCAGCGGAGGAGACCCCGACGCCCAACGCGAACGCGCCGAAGCCCAAGGCCGCAACAACCGCGGCAAGTTCGTCCGCAGCCTCGACACCGCCAAGCGCAACGCCGAAGCCTGCGACCTCAAAGCCAAGGGCTGGTCCTACCGGAAGATCGCCGAACACTTCGGCATCGACGTCCACACCGCCTACAACGCCGTCCAGAACACCCTGAAGGAGACCCTTCAGGAGCCGGCCGAGAACCTCCGCACGCTGATGCTGGAGCGCCTCGACGCCGAACTCGTGCGCCTGAACGACCTCGAAGAGGCCGCGCGCACCGTGCTGGAGCGCAACCACTACACCGTCGCGCCCAGCGGGCAGATCGTCTTCCACGGCGGCGAAGCCCTCACCGACGACGGCCCGGTCCTCGCCGCGATCGACCGCCTACTCAAGATCGACGAGCAGCGGCGGAAGAACGACGAGTCACGGCGGAAGCTGTTGGGCCTGGACCAGCCCGCCAAGGTCGAGCACTCCGGCGGGGTGAAGTACGAGATCGTGGGAGTCGACCCGCGGGACCTCAAGTGACCGCGACGGTCGTGCGGTACGAACCGCGCGGCGGCGCCAAGACCCTGCTCTCGGCCCGAGACCAAGAGATCTGCATCGCCGGTCCAGCGGGCACCGGCAAGAGCCTGGCGATGCTGCAGAAGGCCTTCTACACGTCGCTGATGGTGCCCAACTGCCGCTCCCTGATCGTCCGCCAGACCCACGCCTCCCTCACCGGCTCGACGCTGGTGACGTTCGAGCAGCAGGTCGCGCCGGCCGCGCTCGCCGAGGGCGTCGTGAAGTGGTTCGGCGGCAGCCCGAGGAAACCCGCGGCGTACCAGTTCGCCAACGGTGCCGAGATCCTCGTCGGCGGGCTCGACCGGCCCGAGAAGTTCCTGTCGACGGAGTTCTCCCGGATCTACATCGACGAGGCCACGCAGATCAGCCTCAAGGCGCTGGAGACGCTGATCACCCGGCTCCGCGGCAACGCCGACACGTACCGGCAGATCATCCTCGCGTGCAACCCGGACCACCCGAAGCACTGGATCAAGCAGCGCTGCGACGACGGCACCATGCGCATGCTCCACTCCCTGCACCGCGACAATCCCCTCTACGTCAACACCGACGGCACCCTGACCGAGCGGGGCGTCGACTACATGGCCAAGCTCGACGCCCTCACCGGCGTCCGCCGCTTGCGCTTCCGAGACGGTATCTGGGCTGCCGCCGAAGGCCTCGTCTACGAGGGTTGGTCCGAACCCGTCCACGTCATCGACCCGTTCGACGTGCCCGAGGAGTGGACCCGGTGGATCTGCGTCGACTTCGGCTTCACTAACCCCTTCGTCGCACAGCTCTGGGCCGAGGACCCCGACGGTCGGCTGTACCTGATCCGCGAGTGGGTGCGCACGCGGATGCTCGTCGAGGACCACGCTGACGTGATTCGGGACCGGCTCCTGAAGGATCAGCCGAGGCCGCGCGCCATCATCACGGACCACGACGCCGAGGACCGGGCCACGCTGGAGCGGAAGCTGGGCATGGGCACGCAGGCCGCCCACAAGTCCGTGTCCGACGGGATCCAGGCGTTCGGCGCCCGCCTCAAGGAGCAGCCTGACGGCCGGCCGCGGCTGTTCGTCTTCCGGGACGCGCTGCTGGAGCGCGATGCCGAGATGGACGCGCAGTCCCTCCCGGTCGGCCTCGCCGAGGAAGTGTCCGGCTATGTGTGGGCCGTGAAGCCCGGCAACCAGACCGGCCTCAAGGAAGAGCCGGTGAAGGCGAATGACCACAGCTGCGATGCGGCCCGGTACATGGTCGCCGCCCGTGACCTGGGTGGTCGTCCTCGGGTGCGTTGGCTGTGAGACTGTCGTGACCCTACAAGCCGCCATCGAGGAGACGAGACGCCCGTGACCAGCATGAAGACCCGCGCCAGGGAGCGCATGCGCAGGTGGAGGCAGGCTCTGAATAGGAGTATGCCGATCCTGCTTGACATGACTGGGATCATTCTGTTGTCGAGTGCCGCCATGGTGTGGCACCTGATCGCTGGTCTCGTCGCGCTCGGCCTCGGGTGCTTCGTCCTCAACTGGCGGTGCTACGGCAGCGAGTGACCGATGGGAGGGTAGGTGGCCAGAACCCTCCTCGGCGCGCTCTCCAACGCAGCCCGTACGGCCACCGTCAACACCCCCATCCCCTTCGCCAGCCGGGCGCAGAGCTACGGCATCTTCGGCAGCAGCCGCACCGCCGAGGGCCAGATGCGCGCCATGTCCGCCGTCGGGACCCTGTTCGCGATCGTCGACCGCACCAGCAACGCCACCGCCCTCGTCGACTGGAAGCTGTACCGCAAGGCCAAGTCCGGCCGGGACGAGGACCGCGTCGAGGTCACCTCCCACGCCGCCCTCGACCTGTGGAACAAACCCAACGGCTTCATGCCGCGGCAGGAGTTCGTCGAGTCCTCCACGCAGCACTACGACCTCACCGGCGAATCCTGGTGGGTCATCGCCCGCCATCCCGGCGTGAACATCCCGCTGGAGATGTGGCCCGTACGCCCCGACCGCATCGCCCCCGTCCCCGACCCCGAGACGTTCCTCAAGGGCTACGTGTACACGTCGCCCGACGGGCAGCAGATCCCCCTGGAGCTGGACGAGGTCATCCAGCTGCGCCGGCCGAACCCCCTAGACCCGTACCGCGGTCTGTCGCCGGTGCTGTCGATCCTGCCGGACCTCGACACCTCCCGGTACGCGGCGGAGTGGTCGCGGGCGTTCTTCGTCAACTCGGCGCAGCCGGGCGGGATCATCGAGGTGCCCAGCGCGCTCAGCGACCAGCAGTTCGACGAGCTCCGCGAGCGCTGGAACGAGCAGCACCGCGGCGTCGGCAACGCGCACCGTGTGGCGATCCTGGAGCACGGTAAGTGGATCGACCGCACCATCTCGCAGAAGGACATGCAGTTCGTCGAGCTGCGCGGCGCCACCGCCGACCGGGTCCGCGAGGCGTACGGCATCAGCAAGTCCGCCATCGGCGACTTCGAGGACATCAACCGCGCGTCCGCCCTCGCGGCGAAGTCCTGGTTCGCGGAGCAGCAGACCATTCCGCGCCTCGAACGCATCAAGGCCGCCCTCAACCACGAGCTCTTGCCGATGTTCGGGCGGGCCGCTGAGGGCCTGGAGTTCGACTACGACAACCCCACACCGCCCGACCCCGAACAGGAAGCGGCCACCCTCACCGCCCGCGTGAACGCGGCCGCTGCCCTGATCGAGGCTGGAGCCTACGGGCCGGCGGCGCTGGAGGCGTTCGAGCTGCCGCAGATCCAGTTCGGTACACCTGGCGCCGACCCGGACAAGGAACTCCTGGTGCGCCTCGTGACGCGGGCGCCGCTGCTGGCGCCGACGATCCTGCCGATGCTCGGCTTCGACGTGCCGACGCCGGCCGCCCCCACGCCTGCCGCAGTGCCGGGCCCGCCTGTCGAGGCCGAGCCTACGGACGCGTGGACGGACACCATGGCCGGCCTGTTGGGCGAGGAGATCGAGGCGGCGCAGCGGTGGCAGGCGGTCGCGGTCATCGACGACAACACCTGCCAGCCGTGCCGCGACAACGACGGCCAGCTGTACCGCAACCGTGCCGCCGCGTTCAAGGACTACCCGGGCGGCTCCGGCTACGTGAAGTGCGTCGGCGCTGAGTTCGGCAACGAGTGCCGCTGCAAGGTCGTGAAGCGGGGACGCAAGGGAGAGGGCTCATGAACATCGCGCTGCCCGGCAAGGCGGCCACCTTCCAGGCCCGCCAGCGGGAGCAGGCCGCCAAGCAGCGGGAGCAGCTCGGCATCGAGGCCCGGTCCTGGTACCGCATCACCAACTCCTCGGGCGACGAGGCGGAGGTGATGCTGTACGACGAGGTCGGGGGCTGGTACGGCGCGACCGCCGACCAGTTCATCGCCGACCTGCGCGGCGTCACCGCCCCGAACCTTCGCGTCCGCATCAACTCCCCGGGCGGCAGCGTGTTCGAGGGCATTGCCATCGCCAACGCGCTGCGCTCCCACCCGGCGAACATCACGATCCAGGTCGACGGCATCGCCGCCTCCATCGCGAGCGTCATCGCCATGGCCGGGGACCGCATCGAGATGGGCCCCAACACCATGCTCATGATTCACGACGCGTCCGGGGTCTGCCTCGGCAACGCCGCGGACATGGAGGAGATGGCCGAGCTCCTCGACCTCATCAGCGACAACATCGCCGATGCCTACGCCCAGCGTGCGGGCGGCACCCGCGACGAGTGGAGGGCCCGCATGCGGTCCGAAACTTGGTACCTCCCCGAGGACGCTGTCGAGAACGGCCTCGCCGACGAAGCCGTCCAGGCACCCAAGACCGGCACCCCGACCGAACCTGCTGAGGAGCCCGAGCCGGAGATGGCCCGCGCCTGGGACCTCGCCGCCTACGGCTACACCGGCCCGCGCCGCGAGCAGCCGAAGGCCGAGGCCACGCTCACTGAGGACATCCGGTCGCTGATCGGCGAGGAGATCGCCGTGCAGCTCGCCGCCGCCGTGGCCGCGCCCGTCGAGGACGCCACGCCGGTCGAGCCGGTCGCTGAAACCACGCCCGTCGAACCCGCCCCCGTCGAGCCAGCCAGCGTGCCGGAGCCGGAGGCGCCCGCCGCCGAACCCGCAGACGAGTGGGCGGCGATGGTCGCCCACCTCACCCAGGACGAGCCCGACGCGTGGTCGGTGCTGGTCTCCAACCTCACCACCACGGCGTCGTCCAGCGCGGCGACGGAAGCCTGAAGGAGGCACCTGTGGCAACTCCCACCATCCCGCGCGACGCCGACGAGCTGGCGGAGATGTTCAGCGACCCCACGGTCCTGAAGAACTTCAAGAGCACCGACGACTTCCGCGACTTCGTCAAGGCCTACGGCGAGGGCCAGTCGAAGACCGACCCGGGCCAGGAGCAGCAGGTCCGCGAGCTCGTGCAGAAGGAACTCGCGGCCTCCCTCCGCGGCGACCAGGTCGAGAACATCCACCGCCTGAACATGACCCCCTCGTGGGACAACGGCGCGACGAACCGGTCCAAGCACTACAACGCCAAGGCCCCCGGCGCCGCGCTCGACAAGCAGTTCTCCAACTGGGGTGACTTCCTCACCGCGACGTGGGCCGGCGCGAACACACAGGAGGCGTTCGCCGCCCGCTCGGACATCAAGAAGATCCAGGCCTCGTTCGGCAGCACGGTGCCGGCCGACGGTGGGTTCCTGATCCCCGAGTCCCTGCGCAGCGAGCTGCTGAGCGTGCCGATGGAGAAGGGTCTGGTCCGTTCCCGGGCCCGGGTCGTCCCCATGGAGACGCTCATGGTGCCGTACCCGACCATCGACTCCACCAGCAACGCGACCAGCGTGCACGGCGGCATCACCGGCTACTGGACCGAAGAGGGCGGCACCCTCAACGACTCGGCTCCGCAGTTCGGCCGTATCGAGCTCCTCGCGAAGAAGCTCACCCTGTACAGCGAGATCCCCAACGAGCTGTTCCAGGACAGCCTCATCTCGCTGGAGCAGTTCATGTCGCAGTCCTACCCGGAGGCCCTGCTCTGGTTCGAGGACAACGCGTTCATCGACGGCACCGGCGTGGGCCAGCCCCTGGGCTTCCTCAACGCGCCGGCCGCCGTGTCGGTGACGAAGGAGTCCGGCCAGGCCGCCGCGACGATCGTGTGGGAGAACATCGTCAAGGCGTACTCCCGCATGCTGCCGTCCTCGATCGGCAACGCCGTGTGGGTCGCGCACATCGACACCCTGCCGCAGCTCGCCACCATGGCACTGTCCGTCGGCACCGGCGGATCGGCCATCTGGATCGGCGACGGCGGCGGCGAGGACGCCCCGCCCATGCGCATCCTCGGCCGCCCGGTCGTTTTCACCGAGAAGGTGTCCAGCGTCGGCACCGCAGGTGACATCAACTTCGTCGACCTCGGCTACTACCTCATCGGTGACCGGCAGGCCATGCAGATGAGCACGTCGACCGAGTTCAAGTTCGGCAACGACAAGACCGCCATGCGCCTCATCGAGCGCGTCGACGGCACCCCCTGGATCAAGTCCGCGATCACCCCCCGCAAGGGCTCCAACACCCTGTCGCCCTTCGTCAAGGTCGCGACCCGCTCCTGACCCGGCCGGCCCCGGCAGGCATTGACACCCCTGCCGGGGTCCGTTCCGAAGAGGCACTCAACCCCCTCAAGGAGGGCACCCCATGGAAGCACTCGGACGTCTCGTCAACGTCATCTCGGTGGCCGACGGCGTGTACATCAACCTGCGGGACTGCGGCGGCGTCGCCTTCTCCTGCTACCTCGCCGGCGCCGCTGGTGACACCTACACCCTCGTCGAGGCCAAGGACGCCTCCGGCACCGGGGCGCAGAACCTCGCGGCGGTCACCCGCTACTACACCTGCACCGGCGACGGCACCGACACGTGGACGAAGCGCACCCAGGCCGCGGCCGCGACCGTCGTCACCGCCGCGGCGGCGACGCAGAACGCCATGTGGGTGGAGATCGACGGCACTCAGCTGTCCGACGACTACGACTACGTCAAGCTCACCTCCACCGGCTCCGGCCGCGTCGAGGCGATCGCCCGTGACCTGGTTGTGCAGCGCGCCCCGGCCAACCTCCCTGCGCTGGGGGTCTGACCGTGAGCACTCTCATCCAGGGCGACGAACTCCGGACGCTCCTGTTCGGTACGAAGGTCGATCGCGCGACCGCAACCCTGCCGGCCACCACCCAGGCGGCGATCTTCACCGTCACCGGTGGGCGGGTTCTGGTCACCAGCCTGGTCGGCGAGGTCACCACGGTGATCCAGAACCAGGCCTGCAACCTGAAGGTCACCGCGAACCCGACGACCGGTACGGACGTCGACATCGCCGCGAACCTGAACGTGCAGGCTGACGAGGCCGGTTGCCTCTACGGCATCACCGGCCTGTTCTCGGATGCGCTGGTCGGCGCGAACGCAGGCGCCACGGTCGTTCCCCGGAATCCCGTGGTGCTCCCGGTCGGCACCCTCGACCTCGTCACGTCGGCCACGAACACCGGCTCGGTGAAGTGGTCGCTGACCTACATCCCCCTCGACAACGGCGCGTCCGTGGCGGCGGCCTGACATGGCGACGTGGGCCTGCGCGGAGTGCACCGCCACCTACTCGGTGGGCGCTCCGCGCTGCCCGCACTGCGGGTCGACCGAATACAGAGAGGACGGCGCCATGCCGAAGATCACCCGCCACGGCGGGCCCACCATCGCGGGCGCCGCGGTCGTGGCCGGCGGCTGGAGCAACGAGGACGAGCCCGACGTGTGGCCCGACCTGAACGCGGAGGGAGGCGAGGAGTCATCGCCTGGGAACAGTTCATCGACATCCGACGAGAAGCCGTCGAGCGAGCCCGAGCTGAGCGCGAGCAAGGCCCCGTCGCGTGCCCGAACGACGGCACCCCGCTCGAAGAAGGCCCGGACGGCGGGCTCTTCTGCCGGTTCGACGGCTGGCGGCCAGGAGACCGGTACGTCGGCTGCTGACGAGGCAGGCGAGTAGTGGGCGCCTTCCGGAACAACGAGCTGTTCAAGGCCAGCGGGCTGACCCTGAACAGCTCCACCAACCACATCTCAGCGAACACCACGAACGCCACGACCGGGCTGACCGGGCCGATCGACATCTCCCGCATCAGCAACGGCCTGCTGATCGTCACGGCCGCCAACGCGCCGACCGGCACCACCCCGACGCTCGCAGTGTTCTTCGACGTCCTCGACGCGACCGGCACCACGTGGGTGCAGACCTCATCGGCGACGTCGATCGGCGGGGCGCTCCTCACGACGTCCGGCTACACGTACGGCCAGCTCAGCAACGGCTACACCCTGACCAACTTGGGCCGGATCCGCTGGGAAGTCGGCGGCACCACGCCGTCCTTCGGCGGTGTGAGCTTCTCCATCCACGGCCGGCCCTGACCCGCACGTACGAGACCTGAGAGGAGGTGACTGGAGATGGTGTGGTTCGCGACGCGTGAGGACGTGATGCGCGCCCTCGACATCAAGCTGACTGCGCGCAACACGCGGCAGATCGACCGGGCGTTGGAGTCCGCGTCGCGGGACGTCGAGGCGCTGTGCCACCGCACATTCGCCCCGACCATCGGGACGAAGAGCTTCGACTACCCGGGCGGCCAGTACGCGCGGCCGTGGCGACTGTGGCTCGACGCGAACGAACTCATCTCCGTCACCACCCTCAGCAGCGGCGGCGTGACGATCAGCGCGGCCGACTACTTCCTTGAGCCCCAGCCGTACGGGCCTCCCTACAACCGGCTTGAGATCGACCTCGACTCTTCGGCCGCGTTCTCCTCCGGGGACACGTACCAGCGGGCCATCACGGTGACCGGCCTGTGGGGCTACCGCAACGACGAGACCACCGTGGGCGCGCTCGCGGCGGCCGTTGCCTCCACAGCCGCCAGCGCGGTGACCGTGGACGCTGCTGCCTCCGCTGAGGTCGGCGTCGGCAGCGTCCTGCGCGTCGACACCGAGCGCATGCTCGTCACCAACCAAACCATGGCCGACACCGGCCAGAACGTCGGCGGAGCCGGGCTCATCGCCCAGCAGAACAGCGTGAGCCTCACCGTCACCGACGGCAGCGCCTTCGCCGTCGACGAGGTCCTCCTCATCGAGTCCGAGCGGATGCTCGTCGTCGACATCGCAGGCAACACCCTCACCGTGCAGCGCGCATGGGACGGCACCGTCCTCGCCGCACACGCGGCCGGCGTCGACATACACGCCGCACGCACCCTCACCGTGACCCGCGGCGCGCTCGGCACCACCGCAGCCACGCACACAGACGAGGCGCCGGTCGTCCGCTGGGACCCGCCCGGCCTCATCCGCGACCTCGTCATCGCCGAAGCCCTCAACCGCGTCACCAACGAGCTCGCGGGCTACGCCCGCACCCGCCGCGCTGGCGGTGGCCTCTCCAGCAACGATCAGGCGTTGGTCGCCCGCGACCTCCCGGCCCTGCGGCAGCAGGTCTACGACGCGCACGGCCGCAAAGCCCGACTGAGGGGGGTCTGATGCCCGGCTTCGATGTTCGCGTCAACTCCCACGGCTCCGGCCCCTGGGTCAGCGGCCGCGCTGGCCGCGCGCTGCACGACTACTCGGACGACGTCGAGTACCAAGTCGCGCGTGAGGGCGAGCGGATGGTGCACCAGCGGCTGCGGCAGGTGCTGCGCCACCCGACGGGCTACTACGAATCGAAGATCAGCGTGGACCGAGCGGGCGACAGCTACAAGGTCCACGACGGTCGAGTGGTCTACGGGCCGTGGCTGGAGGGCACCGGCTCCCGCAACTCGCCGGTCACCCGCTTCCCCGGCTACTTCACGTTCCGCCGGGTCAAGGGGCTGCTGGACCGGCGGGCGCGCGGCATCGCGCAGGAACTCCTCGCGCGGTACCGGTCGAGGGGGCTGATCTGACATGGCCCTCGACATCCGCACCATCCTCGACGCCGTCGAGTCTCATGCCCTGGCCTCCGGCTACTTCGCCACGGTCAATGGCCACGAGCCCAAGTCGCCACCCGTCAGCGGCATCACGTGCGCCGTGTGGGTCGAGCAGATCGGCCCAGCACGGGGCGGCTCTGGCCTGGACTCCACGTCGTCTCGGCTGGCCCTGTACGTGCGCCTGTACTCGTCGCTCATGCAGCAGCCCGCCGACGCCATCGACCCCGACCTCATGACCGCCCTCGACACCCTCATGGCCGCCTACAGCGGCGACTTCGAACTCGACGGCCTCGTCCGCCAAGTCGACCTCCTCGGCACCTACGGCGAACCCCTGTCCGCCCGGGCCGGCTACCTCGCCGAGGCCGGCGGCGAATACCGCGTCATGACGATCACCCTGCCGCTCATCGTGAACGATCTCTGGGACCAGGAGGCATAGCGTGGCCAAGCAATCAGGCCTCGGAGATGGGCTGTACATCGCCGGGTACAACGCATCCGGCGACATTCAGCAGCTCGGCCGGATCGGCGGCGGACCTGCCCTGCTCAACATGACCGGCATCGACAAGTCGGCCTACGAGCGCAAGGGCGGTCTCCGCGACGGCGCGTTCGAGATGACCACGTTCTTCAACAGCGACACGGTCACGCCGGCCACCCACGAGAAGCTCAGTGCCCTGCCGCGCACCGACGTGCTGATGACGTACTGCCGCGGCACCGTCCTCGGTGACCCGGCGGCCTCGATCGTGGCGAAGCAGGCGAACTACGATCCGCAGCGCGGCGACGACGGCATGATCACCTTCAGCGTGTCGGCGCAGGCCAACGGCTACGGCACCGAGTGGGGCCGCCAGCTCACCGCTGGCGTCCGAACGGACACGGTGGCAACGAACGGCACGGGCATCGACACCACCGCCTCAGCCTCGTTCGGCGGCCAGGCCTACCTGCAAGTCTTCGCGTTCACCGGCACGGACGCCACAGTGAAGATCCAGGACTCGGCGGACAACGCCACCTTCGCCGACGTGGCCGGGTTCGCATTCACGCAGATCACCACTGCCCCTACGACGGAGCGCATTGCCCTGGGCAACACGGCGACCATCCGCCGCTACGTCCGGGCCGTCACGGTCACAACCGCCGGGTTCAGCAGCCTCAGCTTCTCCGTCAACGTGATCAAGAACGAGACTGCCGGGGTGACCTTCTGATGACCGCACGCCTCTTCCGCATCGAACCGGCCATGGGCCCCGAGTCCTACAAGACGTTCGCCGTCGTGTCGCCGATCAGCACCCACATGCGGCAAGCAACCTGCGAGGAAGTCGGCTGCGACCAGTACCTCAACGGCTGGCGCGTCCACGTCCAGGCGCTCACCCCCGACCTGCTCCACGCGGCGAAGACGGCCGGACGCCGGTACCGCGAGGAGCAGCTCAGCGAGGGCCAGACCTACCTCGTCTTCGAGCCGGGCCAGCCCTGCTTCAAAGTCGCCCAGCACCGGGCGCCGCTCGGCCGGCCGCCGCTGTACGTCGTGAAAGACGGGGACCACCGCGGCAACCCGCGCGGCACCAAGGCCCGGGTCCACGCCCGGGCGGCGGACTGGGTGGAGAACTTCGCCGAGCACCAGCAGGCGCTCGCCGACGAGATCAAGAAGGGATGACCTCTCATGGCAAAGAGCACCGGCCTCGGCCAGACCACACTGTCCGTTGACGACGCGGGTGGCACCGCGCGTGACATCCGGAACGACATCACCAACTGGCAGATGTCCACGCCGCGCGGCGTGCAGGACGTCACCGGCATCGACAAGAGCGCGAACGAGCGGCTCCTGCTGCTCGCCGACGCGTCGATCACCCTCAACGGCGTGTTCAACCCGTCCACGAACCGGGCGCACGACGTGTTCAAGACCGTGCCCTCCACCAGCGTGGCGCGCACCGTCACCAACACCGTCAATGGCGTCACCCTCGCCTGCGAAATGCTCTTCTCCGACTACCAGCTCACCCGCTCCGACAGCGGCGAACTCACCTGGTCCGCGCCCGGCTCCCTCGCCGACGGCACCGTCCCCACCTGGGCCTGAGAGGAGACACCCATGGGCTACAAGGGCACACCCCGCGCGGTGCGGATCGTCTTCGCGGAAGGGCACGAGCACCACGGCGCCGAAGCACGAGCGCGCCGCATGTCCCTCGGCGAGTGGGAAGCCATCATCGAGAGCGACGAGGACAACGCACTCGCCGAGTTCGGCAAGCGACTCGTCTCCTGGAACCTCACGGACGACGACGACCAGCCCATCCCGGCGACCTCAGAGGGCCTGCGGCAGGTCGACACCAGCCTCGTCACCGCGCTGAAGACCGCGTGGCTCCAGTCGATTGTGGGGGTCCATGATGCGGACCCTTTGCCGCAGAGCTCGCCCTCTGGCGAGCCGTCCCCGGTGGAGTCCATCCCGATGGAAGCACTGTCACCGAGCCTGGCGAGCTGACCCGAGCCCGGCACCTGCTCGGGCTTCTGGAGCGGTTCCCGGGCTACACGCTGACCTCCTTGCTGGAGGAAGACACAGAGCTGCTTCGCCTCGTCAATATCGAGCGGCTCGGCACACCTGACACACCGATCGAGGAAGGGGCCCCGGGTGGCTGACGACGTCACAATCACCGTTCACGTCCGGGACCTCACCGGGCCTGGCTTCCAATCCGTCAACCGCAACCTCAACCAGCTGCAACGCCAGGCGTCGAGCATGGGCGGCTCGCTGCGCATCGTCGGCGGCCACCTCGACGACGTCGCCTCCTCGGCGGCCAACGCCAGCAGTTCACTGGGGGGCGGAGCGGGGCTGAAGGGCCAGGCCATCGGGGCGGCTGCAGTATTGGGCACGACGCTGCTGCCGACGATCGGGGCTCTGGCGCCGATACTCACGGGGCTTGCCGTCGTCGCTGGCGGCGGCGCCCTGGCGATGGACGACCTGAAGAAGAAGGCCAAGGAACTCAAGCCGGCCTTCGAGGACTGGAAGAAGGTCGCCGAGAAGGCCATCGCCCCCCACACGGAGAAGGCCGTCCGCTCCCTGAAGGGGGCGATGAAGGACCTCACCCCGGTGATCGAGGTGGGTGCCGATACGTTCGGCCGGATCACGGAGAAGGCCGCCAAGTTCGCCGACAGCCCCGCGTTCAAGGGCGCGCTCGCCAAGAACGCCGAGATGGGCTCCCGCTGGGTCGAGGAGTTCGCCGGCAGCATCGGTACCTTCACGCAGGCGTTCCTCGACTTCGGCGCCAAGTCCCAGCCGGCGCTCGACGCGTGGGACAGCCTGCTTGGCGGATTCCTCGACACCGGGTTGCCGAAGATGTTCGACGGGCTGGAGCAGGGCATCAGCGGCTCGTCGGAGATGCTGGGCGGCTTGGCGTCGTTCATCAACGACGGGCTGCTTCCGGCCCTGGGTAAGGTCGCTGGCAGCTTCGCTGAGGCCTTCGGCCCGCTGATCGGGGAGATGCTCGAAGCCGCTGGTCAGAGCCTGAACGCCCTAGGCACAGCCTTTGAGATCGCCATGGAGACGGCGGAGCCTTTCGCCGGGCTGCTCGCGGACGCCTTCCGCGCCATGAACGAGGTCGTGCCGATCGCGACAGAGGTCATGGGCGTCTTCGCTAAGACGGTGGGTGGCGCCCTGTTCGATGCGCTGATGTCGGTGGTCGGCATCGACACGTCGCAGCTGGGCAACGGCTTCCGTGGCCTCTCGGACTGGGTGACCGCGCACGAGGGGCAGATCCGGGGTGCGTTCTTTGCGATCGCGCAGGGCATCACCGACATGGTCACCATCGGTGTGAGTATGCTGCCGCAGCTCTGGGCCGCGTTCCGGCTGACTACGGAGGGCGTCCTGCTCGCCGTCGATGGACTCGTGTCGGGACTTGCTGCGGGGCTCGGTCACCTGCCCGGCGGCGAGATCTTCACCAAGATGAACGAGGACTTCGACAGGGTCGCGTCGGGGTTCCGGGACAACCTCGACACGATGGGTTCCGGGATCGACTCGTTCGTCGACGAGGCCATCCCGCGTCTCGGTCGCGCGAAGCTCACGATGAACGTGGAGCAGGCGAAGCAGAGCCTCAACAGCATCAAGGAGAAGCTGAAGGACCCGGCGCTGACGGCGGAGCGGAAGGCGACGCTGAAGGCCGACAAGTCGCAGGCGGAGGCCGCGCTGCGGGACGCGCGCAGCAAGCTCGACGCGTACGACAAGAAGCAGGCCGAGGCCCGGATCACCGCCGACGCACGCTCGTTCTTCGGTACCGCGTCGAAGGTGAACGGCACTCGCTTCCCGGGGAAGAAGGTGTCGGTAGGCGCCAACAGGAGCTTCTTCGACGCGGCCGTGCGCGCGATCAGCGGCAGCGTCGTCGGTACCGCGTACATCAACGTCGTCCAGCGCCGCGTCGAGTCGCAGAACCAGCGGAAGTTCAGTGCGAACGGCAACCTCTTCCGCACGTTCGCTGACGGCGGCGTAGAAGACCACACAGCGCAGATCGCCCCCGCGGGTGCCTGGCGGGTCTGGGCTGAGCCCGAGACCGGTGGCGAGGCGTACATCCCGCTCAACCCGTCGAAGCGGCCCCGGTCCCGGCAGATCGCCGAGGAGACGGTGGGCATCCTCGGCGGCTCGGTCAAGTGGTACGCGAAGGGCGGCGTCACCAAGGCGGAGAAGGCGGCCCGTAAGGACGCCTGGTCGGACCTCACCATCAGTCACTTCGGTCACATGGCTGGCTACCAGCGGTCGGAGTTCGGTTCGGCCCTCGGCAAGCCCGACAGCGTCAGCAGCCTGGTCAACGCCCTGAACCAGTGGCGTTCGACGATCCTGAAGGCGACACACGGCGGGCAGGAACGCTCCCTGCTCCGTGCCCTCGACTCCACCGGGAAGAAGCTCCTCAGCTGGGAGAAGCAACTCGGCAAGGTGTCCGCGTCGCTGGAGAAGGCCAAGGACAAGCTCGACAGCTTGAAGTCGGCTGCCGCGTCCCTGTCCGACTCGGTGAAGTCCGGCGTGCTGAACGCCTCCAACATCACCCGCGGCGGCTCCGGCGACACCCCGGTCACCGTCGCTTCGGTCATGGGCGGGCTCACCGCCAGTCGGGACAAGGCCACCGCGTTCGCGCAGGCCCTGAAAGACCTCAAGAGCAAGGGCCTGTCCAGCAGCCTGCTGCAGCAGATCGCGGAAGCCGGCCCTGACGGCGGGCTGGACACGGCGGGCGCGCTGCTGCAGGCGTCGTCGTCGGAGATTAGCTCGATGAACTCGCTGCAGTCGCAGATCAACTCGGCGGCTGGCTCGGCGGGGAAGACCACAGCGGATGCGGTGTTCGGGGCGGCGATCAAGGCGCAGCAGGCACAGGTGAAGAAGCTGACCGACTCGCAGGAGAAGCTCGCCCGGTCGATGGACAAGCTGGCCAAGGCCATGGAGAAGCAGATCGAGAAGGCGTTCAAGAAGAAGGCCAGCGGCGGAATCATCGGCGCCGCATCGGGTGGTCTGCGCTCCGGCTGGACGATGGTCGGCGAGCACGAGCCCGAGCTCGTCCGCCTGCCGTTCGGCAGCCGCGTGTACTCCGGGCCGGACACCCGCCGCATGCAGCAACAGGCCTGGGCCTCCATGCTCAACACCCCCCGCAGCGGCGGCGCCCGCTACGCGCCCACGACGGCTGCGACGACCGACGGTCAGCCGCTGGTCATTCAGGTGCGGATCGCGGACCGCGACTTCGGCGAGATCTGGGTGGACGCCGGCCGCAAGGCCGTGCGAGCTCGTGGGTCGATCGAGGCCACGCTCAAGCCGCCGCGCGGCAGGTAACGAAGAGAGGACGGGATAGTGCCGTACATCGTGTGGAACGGGGCAGCGCCGACTACGGCGGCCCAGGCGAGCGTCACGACGGGGACGAGCATCAAGACGATGCTCCAGCTCGCGACGCCTTCGACCCGGCAGATTCAGCTGCTGGAGTGGGGGTTCTCCCTGGACGACCCGCCCGGCGCCGATGGTGTCGTGGAGCTCCTGCAGACGGACGTGGCGGCGACCGTGACGGCGCACGCCTCGTCGGGCGTGCAGAACCTCGACCCCAACGGGGCCGCGTCCCTGCTGACGCTGGGCACGAGCGCGACCGGGTACACGGCGTCGGCTGAGGGCACGACGACGGCCAGCCGTGTCTTCGACACGGTGTCCCTGTCGTCGGTGTCCGGCGAGTCTGGGTTGCAGTACGTGCGGCAGTGGATGCCGGACGCCCGGCCCATCGTCGCCGTGTCCCGCTTCCTGAGGGTCCGCGCGACCACACCGACCACGGCCACGGACATGCGCTGCTGGGTCGTGTTCCAGGAGGTGGGCTGACCCATGGCCATCGCCCCACTCGTCGCGGCGGTACGCCGCCGCCTCGCGAACCTGCCCGGCCCGGCACGCGCCCTGGGGGAGGCGCCGACCGATGAGCCCGTACAGGTGGAGCTGTTCATCGCGGGCGAGTGGGTCGACATCACCGCGGGCGGCTACGTCATGGTCCGCGACGACAGCGGCCAGATCCGCATCACCTACGGCATCCAGAGCGGCGAGGGCTCCCAGACAGACCGCGCTACGGCGGCGCTGCAGCTGAAGAACGGCGACGGCCGATTCTCCCCCCGCAACCCGTCCAGCCCGTACTACGGGCTCATCGGCCGCAACACCCCGATCCGCATCAACGTGCCCGACGGCAACGGCGGCAAGAGCTACCGCCTGTGGGGCGAGGTCGCCGAGTGGGAGCTGAACTGGGACACCACCGGCAACGACGTGTGGGTGGACGTCACCGTCTACGGCATCATGCAACGTCTCGCTCAGGGGCCGGCGCCGGAGCGATCGCTGATCTACCGGGCGGTCACGGACCCGCTGCCGGCGAATGTCGTGGCGTATTGGCCGTGTGAGGACTCCAGCGGCGCGGTTCAGATTGCGTCGGCGGTCGCCAGCGGTAGCCCGATGGTGTTCACGGTTGCTCCGGAGCTCGCCGCCTCGACGCGTTTCGAGGCCAGCGACCCGCTGCCCATCTTCACCGGTGCCGCGATGTCGGGTGGTGTCGTGAAGTACGCCGATCCGTCGGCTACTCAGGTCCGCTTCCTGCTGTACATCCCCCCGGAGGGGACCAGTGACCGTAAGGTCATCGTCCGCGTCTCCTGCTTCGACGACATCACGGTCACGCAGGCGATGGAGTGGGAGCTCGTCTACAACACCGCGGGCCGGAACCTGAGCTTGCAGCTTATGGACGGTGACGGCGCGAACTTCAACGACATCGCCGACACCATGGACGTACGCGGCAGGCTGCTGCGCGTATCGCTGGAGGCGCAGGAGACCGGCTCGAACACGGGTTACACGCTGAGGCTCCTGGACTTGGTGTCGGGCGCGGTTAGCAGCGCGACGGGCACCCGGACCAGCGAGGGCCTCACCCGTGTCACCAAGGTCTCGCCGTTCGTGCCGTCGATCTCCGTCGTCGGCCCCAACAACAGCACCGGCCTGACCGGCGGCGTCATCGGGCACATCACCGTGCAGAACGAGGTCACCGCCATCGACGACCTCGGCCCGAGGCTGAACCCGCTCGGCGAGACCGCCGGCCGCAGGATTCAGCGGTTGTGCGGCGAGGAGGGCATTCCCTTCGATTGGGTCGGGAGCCTCGACGACACGGTGGAGATGGGCGGGCAGGCCAAGCAGAACCCGCTGTCGCTGATGCAGGAGGCGTGCCTGGCCGACGGGGGGCTGCTGTACGAGACGCGCTCGGTGCTCGGTCTCGGCTACCGCACGCGAGCGGACCTGTACAACCAGGACCCCGCCCTGGTCCTGTCGTACACGGGCTTCAACCTCGCGGCCGTCCCGGTGCCGGTCGAGGATGACCGGTACGTGCAGAACGTCCTCACGGTCACCGTCGGCGGCGTCAGCGCCACCTACGAAGAGACCGACGGCGCCCTCGGCGCCGAGACGATCGGTAAGTACGGCGAGACGTCCGGGCTCTCCCTCAACCTCGCAGCCAGCGACCTGGCCACCATCCGTGATCACGCCGCGTGGCGCGTCCACCTCGGCACGGTGGACGAGGAGCGCTTCCCCCGCATCAGCGTCAACCTCGCCCACCTCAGCATCACGCCCGAGATGAAGCGGGCGATCCTCGCCCTGCGCCTCGGCGACCGCATCCAGGTCACCAGCCCGCCCTCGTGGCTCGCACCCGACACCATCGACCAACTCGTCCTCGGCATCGAAGAGTCGATCACACGCTTCGAGCACCGGCTGTCGTTCATCTGCGCGCCGGCGTCGCCGTACACGGTGGGCTACCTGGACGACGAGGCGCGCATCGACACGGACGGATCTGAGCTCGTGTCGGACGTGGGTTCGGCGGACACGTCGCTGACGGTGGCGCCGTCTGCGGGTGAGGTCACGCTGTGGACGACGGACAGCGCCGACTGGCCGTTCGATGTCCGGGTGGGTGGCGAGGTCATGCGGGTGACCGCGGTCGCCGCCGCGGTGTCGGACACGTTCACCCGGTCCACGTCCAGCGGGTGGGGTACGGCTGATACGGGCCAGGCGTGGACGTCCACGGGCGGTTCAGCCTCCGACTACTCGACGAACGGCAGCCGGGGCTTGCACAGCGCGGGATCGGTGAACGTGTCCCGGTTCAGCGTCGTGCCGTCGCCGTCTGTTGACGTGGACGTACGGGTGAGCGTTGCGACGGCCGCGCTGGCGACGGGCGACTCGCAGTACGCGATGATCCTCGCCCGCTACGCGGACGCCAACAACACCTACGGGGCCCGCGTGGACTTCCGCACGGACCAGACGCTCCGGCTCGTCATCCAGAAGCGCGTGGGCGGAGCGCAGAGCGACCTGTCCACCACGACCGTCTCCGGAACGCACGCGGCCGGCACGTTCTTCACGATCCGGCTGCAGGTCAAGGGCGCGCGGCTCCGCGCGAAGGTCTGGGCGACGGGCGAGGCCGAGCCGGACTGGCAGTCGACCGTGACCGACGGCGCGCTCAGCGCCGCAGGGTCCGTCGGTGTGCGGTCAGTGCTGGGCAGCGGCAACACCAACACCCTGCCGCTGGTGTTCACCTACGACAACTTCCAGCTGACCGACCCGCAGACGCTCACGGTGACCCGCAGCGTCAACGGCGTCACCAAAGCCCATGCGGCGGGCGCTGACGTGCGTCTCGCCACCCCTTGGATTCTTCCCCTGTAAGGAGGGCAGCGTGGCCGAGTACTACCCCCAGCCGGCGGCCGGACAGCGCGCGACCGCGGCATTCATGCGCAGCATGCTGCCGCTGACGGCCCGCAAGACAGCTGACACGTCCCGGGCGGCGACAACGACGGCGACGGCCGATCCGCACCTGACGTTCGAGGTGGAGGCGAACGCCGTGTACGTCTGGGATGGGTGGATCAAGTACTTCGCCGACCCGGCTGCGGACCTCCTCATCGACTTCACGGTCCCTTCCGGGGCGCTCGGCGAGTGGCACATGGCCGCAGCGGGATCCGGGACCGCGGCGTCCGGGACAACGGGCTACAGCCTCCGCATGGAGTCCAACGACGTCAGTCAGTCGCGCAACGCCTACGGCACCAGCGACGCGGACATGGGCGCCATCTTCCACGGCACCCTCCGCGTCGGCTCGACGGCCGGCACGTTCTCCCTGGACTGGGCGCAGGCCGCTTCGTCGGCGATCGCGGCTGTCCTCTACACCGACTCGTGGCTGCGCCTCCGGCGCATCGCTTAAGGAGACAACCATGCCCAACGTTGTGACTCGCCGGTATGAGTCGATGCAGTACGACGGGACGAACGGCACAGCGGTCGCGGAGTGGCTGGACGGCGCGTACAGCATCTCCAGCGACACGGGCGTCCAGCTGATGCTGCTCAGCTCGGAGGGCTCACGGAAGGTGATCCCCGCCGGGGGCTGGATGGTGCGGGACGCGTCGCACGAACTCGTCTGGTACGGCACCGCCGCCGCATACGCGGTCCAGTGGACCGAAACCCTGGGGAGCTGACATGGCCACACCACTGACCGCAGACCGCCTCGTTGCGGCGCTGCGCGCCGAAGGCGTCATCGTGCACGAGGTCCGCAGCTGGCGGACCCACAACCGCAACCACAAGGGGCCGTGGGGCCCGGTGAACGGCGTGATGATCCACCACACCGTCACCTCCGGCACGGCCTCCTCCGTCGACCTCTGCTACAACGGGCACTCCGCCCTGCCCGGCCCGCTGTGCCACGGAGTCATCGACAAGAAGGGCGAGGTGTGGCTCGTCGGCAACGGCCGCACCAACCACGCCGGCTCCGGCGACGACGACGTCCTCAAGGCCGTCGTCAACGAGACCGCGCTGCCCACCGACAACGAGGCGAACACCGACGGCAACCGCCACTTCTACGGCTTCGAGTGCATCAACCTCGGCGACGGCAAGGACCCGTGGCCGGCCGTCCAGGTCGAGGGGATCGTTCGGGCGTCGGCGGCGATCTGCCGGGCGCACACTGCGGCCGGGTCGAAGTGGACGGCCGCTTCGGTGATCGGCCACAAGGAGTGGCAGCCGGGCAAGGTCGACCCGCGAGGGATCGCCGGGGACATGGACGGGCTCCGGAAGCGTGTGGACGAGCGGCTGAAGCACGCGGCGTCGTGGTCGCCGAGCACGGCGCCCGCCCCGGCCCCGAAGCCGACGCCCACCCCGAGTGTCGAGGACCGTTTGTCCTCGCTGGAGAAGCGCGTCAGCGCGCTGGAGAAGGAGTCCTGACTATGAACCCGACCGATGCGCAGCTGTGGGCCACGGGCCTCGGCTTCGTCCTCCCGCCCGTCATCGCGATCGTCAACCAGCCTCGCTGGTCGGGCGCCGTCCGCGGGCTGCTTATGCTGGCCGTGGCCGCGCTTGTCGGCCTGGGCACGGCCTACTTCAACGGCGACTTCGACGGCAAGCCCGTCGTGACGTGCATGCTCCTCGCCGCGGTCGCGATCGGCACCTCGTACTACGTGGTGTGGAAGCCGTCGGGGATAGCCCCCGGTATCGAGCGGGCCACGTCGACCCGCGCCGGATCGCAGGCGGCGTAAGTGCGGGCCGCGGTGACGCGCTGGTTCTCTGGCCGGCTTGGCCGCCGCGGCCCGTTTCTGTTGTTCATGGGCGTGGGGAAGGTCTGCTGGGGCGTCAGCCTCGTGGCGGAGCCCCCTGTGACGCAGGGGTTGGGACTTCTGACGCAGTTCGCTCCGCTGCATTGCTGGGCGTGGGTGTGGATCCTCGCAGGGGTCGGGACGTTCGCGTCGGCGTGGGTGCAGTTCGGCCGGGACCGGTGGGGGTTTGTGATCGCGTCGGTGCCGCCGACGTTGTGGGCCTTCGTCTACGGGTGGGCCGGTGTGGTGGGAGACTATTCCCGTGGCATGTGGGTGTTTGTGTGGTACATGACTTCGCACTGCGGGGTGATCTGGTGCGCCTCCCGGGTGCCGCCTGAGCTAGGGAGACCCGAGTGAACGGTTTGGGCCTTGCTGGGGCGGTGGTCACGGTCATCGGTGTGATCGTGACGGGCTGGTTCACGTACCGGGGCGGCCGCGCGGCGGCCGCGATGCAGGCGGAGCCCAATCAACGGGCGGCTGACCTGGCCGCGTTCCGAGAGATCCGAGACGACATGCAGAAGGACATCGACGACCTCAAGGCAGAGGCCAAGTCCCTGCGGTCGCTGGTGCGCTCGTTCACGCTGTACGTAGGTGAGCTGACGGCGCAGATGCGCGGGGCCGGGCTGGAGCCTCCGGCGCCGCCGGACCGACTGGACGAGTACAACCGAACTGGAGTCTGACGGCTACCCTCTTCGTAGGGGCGTCCCGTGCGTGACTGCGCAGCACGCGCCCTCAAGAGCAGGGGACTGGGGCCCCGGCGGCGGCCGGGCTTGAACGATCAGAGCTGTACTGCGCCCACCCCCTGTGGCTGTCCGACGGCGGGACCCGGACGGCACTACGCGGCTTCGACGACCCGGGCCCGTACCGCCGCCGCCCACTCCACGCACAGCCGCTCGTACGCCGCACGGTCCTCCCCGACGAGCTGCACCCGCGGATCCGTCCACAGGGCGCGAATGTCCTCGTTGACCGCGTCAGCAGACCGCACGGAACCAGGCGTCACGGAATCGGGGGACATGGATCAAGCGTACGCGGCCCAACCACCAGGCACACCGATCAGGCGCCGACCCGGCGCCGGACACCCGCGAGCGCCTTCTCCCACGGGAACGCCTTCGGGTCACCCTGCTTCGGCGGATGCGACTGGTACCCCTCCGGCCCATCAAGGACGACGACGCCCTGCTCCCGCAGCGCAGCAACCGACCGGGCGACCGCTGGCTGCGCTCCCTGCGCCTGGTTGAAGTACGGCATCGCCACCACGGGCACGCCCATGTGGACCGCCTCGGACGGGATGCCGATCGCCACCGTGTCCGAGATGCCGGCGCCCCACTTGTTCAGCGTCGTGCACGACATCGGCGCCACCAGCATCGCGTTGGCCTTCGGTAGGGCGTCCTTCTCCCACGGCAGCTTGTACCGCGACCGCACCGGATGCCCGGTCAGCTCGACGAGCTCGTGCATGCGCGGCTCCCACCACGTCGCTGCGGACGGGGTGAGCAGCAGACACACGTCCCAACCGTCGGCCTGTGCGGCGCGCACGCCTTCGTCGATGAACTGGGTGGGGCCCGCAGCGCAGGCGATCAGGTACAGAATCGGCTTCGTCATGCGCGGAGTCCACAGCGTTCGGCCAGACCACGCAAGTCCGCGCCTGGAGCCGCGGTCGCCCCGACGACGTCCTTCACCAGGTTCACCGTGTCCGGTCGCCGTCGCACTTCTTCGGGCGCCATCTCCTCGGCTTCAAGGAGCGCCTTCGCAGCGTCATCCTTGCGTCGTGTCAAGAGCGAAGCGCGTGCCTTCGAAACCCGGTGCCCCGCCTGCCGCTCCCGGGACATCCCAGCCAGAGCCTCAGGGTCGAGATCCTCCGCAGCCTCCAGCGCTGACCAGCCGTCCTCGAACCGGATCAGCATGTCCATTCGGTGCAGCGCAACGTTGGTCGGCCCGAACATGGTGTAGTCCTCGTCGAGGTCCCCGCCCTGCCGCTTGGCCACGTCCTCAGCCTCGTCAACGTAGTCGGTTGCCGCGCGAACTCGGCCGGTGGTGCGGTCCTGCGACGAGGCGGCGAGGGCCGCGGACAGGTAGAGCATGCCGAGGGTGGACAAGCCGAGCGGCCCACGGTCGGTGAGGTCATCGGACAGGCGGCGGGCTGCGGTCGTCGCGAAGGTGACCGCAGTATCCGGGCGCTCCTGATACACGAGGCTCTTCGCCACCCGCCTTGATGCCGCACCCATCTGTACGGGGTCGCCGGACCGTTCGGCCGCGGCGAGCGCCCGGTCTGCGGCGAGCGCGGCTTGGATCGCTGTCGCGGAACCGTACTTGTGCAGGTACGAGGTGACGAGCTGGTAGACCCGGGACAGCAGGGCCTGCGCTTCCGACTGTTCACCGACGGCCGCAGCATGCGCGGCCTGCTCGGCACCGCCGATCAGGGCAGGGAGCTCTCGCGCGAGTGTTGCGTAGTGGCAGGCCTGGAACGCCTCGCAGCAGTAGACGAGCCGACGTTGCAGGGCGGCCACGGGGGGCGGGTCATCGTCACCGCTCGGCGTGTAGAGGGCGTCGATGACGGTGAGCGCCTCGGCGGGAGGGCGGCTGCCGGCCGTTGGCGGGGGCGGGGTGTCGGACAAGAGTTGCTCCAGGGGGACGCGCAGGACTTCGGCCGCGCGCACCAACACTGACAGGCGAGGGTCCTGCTGGCGCTTCCCGCCTTCGATGTCCTGCACCCACCGCTTGGTCTGCCCCATGAGCTGACCGAAGTCGGTCTGTGTGTAGCCGCGCCGGTCACGCCAGTGGGCGATGCGGCGGCCGATACCTGAAGTGTCCATGGGGCGCCCCCGAACCAAGGCACGCACTTTGCGTGCCCACCTCTGTTGTACCGCGTCCTACGGTCGTCATGTGAGACGGATCACCGCGATCGTGGAGGGCTTCGTGGCAGGGGAGACGCGCACCAGCAGCAGCGCTGATGTCGGCGCACCAGGCCTGCTCCCGCTCCCCAAGTCGCCCGGCCTGTCGACGTTACAGGACCGCGGTGCGGCCTGCGTCTGGTGCCAGACCCGGCTCACGATCGAGACGGCGGTGGACCTCGGCGAGCGGCCCGGGCCGGGCGGGGTGAAGATCTTCCCTCGTGGTTGCGCCCCGTGTGCTCAGAGGGTGGCGGCCCGCGTGTACCGGATTCACGTCGCGCACTGCCGCGCCTGCCGTCGTAACCAGCACTGCCCCGACCGTGTCGGCCTGCGCAGCCTCGCATCCGAAGGCACTCCATGAACTCCCGCCCCGGCCCCCAAACCTGGACAGGTCGAGCGCCGGGGCGGGTTGCACGCTCCATCACGACGACATGAGGGAGAGGTATGTTCGTCCACTCCGATCGCCTGCCCACCAGCCCCGCCATCCCGCAGGGCCTCGTCACCGCCCGCCCATGGGGCATCGGCCGCATGGCGCCCTACCCCACCATGACCCCCGCCTACGCCCGTGTGGCCCTGGACCCGACCACGCAGACCGCCGTGTTCTACGACGGCGCCGGCCAGGTGCTGGATATGGGCAAGCACGGCACCAGCACTGGCACGAGCCCGTCGACGGGCACCAGTCCGGACGGGCAGGGCGGCGGGGACACCGACACCGGGAACGACACCGACCAGTGACTGAGCCGCGTCCGGTGTTGGTCGTCACCAGCCTTCACGACCCCACCGCCGACGTGGTGATCACCGAGCTGCACGACCGGGGTATCCCGGTCGTGCGGCTCGACTCGGGGGACTTCCCCGCATCACTGTCGGTGGAGGCCGAGATCACCGAGCACGGCGTCCAGGGCCTGCTGGTCACGCCGTCCCGCACCGCGGACCTCGCGAACGTGCGCGCCCTGTACTACCGCCGGCCAACCGGGTTCGCGTTCCCGCACCTCGACGAGCAGGACGCCCGGTTCGCCCTCACACAGGCCCGCTACGGGCTCGGCGGAGTGCTGGCGGCCCTGCCCGGCTGCCTCTACGTGAACCACCCGCACCGCATCGGCGACGCCGAGTTCAAACCGGCCGGGCTCGCCACAGCAGCCGCGGCCGGCTTCCAGGTGCCGCCCACCCTCATCACCTCCAGCCCCGACGCCGCCCGCGAATTCATCAAGCGGCAGGGCTCGGTCATCTACAAGCCGCTGAGCAACCCGGTCTACACCGTCGACGGCGTCTCCTCCGCCGTGAAGGTCGCCGAGGTGTTCACGATGGACATCGACGACGACGTAGCGGGCACCGCGCACCTGTTCCAGCAGCGCGTCCCCAAGGTCGCCGATGTCCGCGTGACCGTCATCGGCGGCGAAGTGTTCTGCGTCCGCATCGACTCCGACCTCCTCGACTGGCGCACCGACTACAGCCGGCTGACCTACACCCCGGTCGAAGCACCGCCTGGGATCCGGCCCGCGCTCCGTCGCTACATGGATCACTTCGGCCTGGTCTTCGGCGCATTCGACTTCGCCATCGGCGAGGACGGCCGATGGTGGTTCCTGGAGTGCAACCCCTCCGGCCAGTGGCAGTGGCTGGAGACCGAGACAGGCCTGCCCATGACCGCGGCCCTGGCCGACCTTCTGGAGAGGACACCGTGACCGATCAAGAACAGCTCCACAGGCAGCTCCTCGACAGGGTCACCGCCAGCGGCAGCCTGCGCACGGCGCCGTGGAAGCACGCCGCCGAAGCCGTCCCTCGGCACGAGTTCCTGCGCGGCGGGTACTTCCGGCGGGCGGTCGGCACAGACTTCACCGCGTGGGAGTCCGTACGGGAAGGCGACGAGGGCTGGCTGGAGGGCTGCTACGCGGACGAGTCGCTGGTGACGCAGATCGCCGGCACGATCGTGCCCGAGGACATCCGGGGCCGGATCATGCGTGAGCCGACCAGCTCCAGCACGCTGCCCTCCCTTGTGCTGCGCATGCTGGAGGACCTCCAGGTCGAGGACGGGCACCAGGTGCTGGAGATCGGGACCGGCACCGGCTACTCGACCGCTCTGCTCTGCGCCCGGCTCGGCGACGAGTGCGTCACCTCGATCGAGTACGACCCGTGGGTGGCCTCGCGGGCCCGGGCGGCCCTCGGCCACCTCGGGACGTACCCGACGCTCGTCACCGGCGACGGGCTCCTCGGCCACGGCGGGGGCGCACCCTACGACCGCGTCATCGCCACCTGCGGCGTGCGCACGGTGCCGATGGCGTGGGTCGAGCAGACCCGGCCGGGCGGCCTGATCCTGGCGACGGTCGGCGGATGGCTCGGCTCCTCCGAACTCGCACGCCTCACGGTCCACCAGGACGGCACGGCGTCCGGCCCGCTGCTGGGCGGCGCCGTGTCCTTCATGCTCGCTCGGCCGCACACCCCGCCGCCGCTCGGCCTGCTCCCCGACCTCGACGACGGCAAGGAACGCGAGACCACCACGGGCACCGACGTGCTGAACAACTGGACCTCCCGGTTCGTCGCGCAGCTCGCCGTGCCGGGCGCCCAACGGCTGACGATGCAGCGGGACGGGCACACCGAGGACGTCCTGGTCGACGTCGACACCGGCTCATGGGCCGCGGTGTACCAGGACAGCGGCCGGTGGCTCGTCCGGCAGGGCGGCCCGGAGCCTCTGTGGGACGCCGTCGAGGAGCAGTTCGGCCGCTGGGTGAAGGCTGGCGCACCGGCGCTGGAGGAGTTCATCGTCACCGTCACCCCGGAGGGGCAGACGATCCGCTGGTGAGTCGACGGGCGGGGCCTCCTGCTCACCTCACGAGGTCGGCGAGCGGTACCTGGAGGGCGTCGGCGATGAGGAGCAGATCGGTGAGAGACGGGGCGCGCTGTGCGGTCTCGTACCGGTGGATCGTCTTGTGGTCGCGGCCGACGCGCTCACCTAACTGCATCTGGGAGAGGCCAGCGTAACGGCGTGTGGTGCGGATGCGTTCCCCGATTTCCCGGCGGCGCTCTGGCACCCAGTCGGGCATGGGGTCTAGTGGCACCCGACCACAAGTAGATGATCATGGCCGGAAGGTCTTTACCCGCAGGGGTAAATTCCGTGATCATGGGAACCAGACAGATAAATGCAGCACACAGACTCCCGCCCCGGCGTGGTCGCCGGAAGCCTCCGCCCGGGGCGGGTACGCCCGTCTCCGAAGCGATCCGGAAGACGTTGACGAGACGGGCTCCACGGGCCCCGTCCGTTCGCCACCCACGGTGGCAGCGGGCGGGGCCTCCCTCATGCTCCGGCAGGCCGCCGTCTCACATATCTCTCACAGACGTGCCGTGAGACGGCGACCCGACGGGTTTCGACCTGCACCTAACGCACCTCAGCGGACGACACAAGACCTAGCGGACGACATCGACTGCACAATCA